CCACCACCTCGGCTATTTAACTCCGAAGGAGATTACTTGACGTAACCTGATTAAAGCCACGGACCGATATCCTCCCACGTTCTCACGTGAGTGGTTATCACTCTGCCTCTAGTACGACCCCTAAGGTCGTATTGCCCTTTCCTGGGCATAGCGGAGTCATCAACATCGAGAATGTAAGAGACCTCCTCCTCGGAGAGCTCAACACCCTTTCGAATCTTCGCCCAAAGGCGACGATTCTTTGGTGCTACATCATCGACGTTTCGACTCTCTTCCCCGAACAGATGATGCAGCATTGCTGCATCATACTGCTGACAATCTTCCTTCACAGGAAAATCGGCCATCATGCGAACTTTGAAAAGGTTCCAACCCCGCCCCGCAAGGGGAGGGGTTGCCTCGTCAAAGTTAGAGATCAGCCCGCCATCACCGAGACCAACAGGGATTTTAAGGTCCCTGAAAAATTTCGGCAGGCGAGCGGTAAGATCTCCGTAAACTCGCTCAAAACGAGCATCACAACCGTGGCCAAGGCCACGGCTCGACGCATATCGTCTGAGCGCGTTCGCCGCTTTCGTAACCGATCTTGCATTGTCAATTCTTTCCTTGAGAAAGACGGGGCGCACTAGAGTTCCCTTGAAGTAATCGCGTCCACACGACTCTCGAAAAACACCCGAGCCGAAGCTCTTACGGGTGTTCATCTCGAAGCCGCAAAACGCGTATACCTCGTTCAGGAGTTCGAAGCAATCGGAGGGGGCGATAATGTCATCCCCATACACTGAGACAGTGTTAGGGAATGCATTACCGGTCCACTGATTTACTTCGACTGCGTTGTCCTTGAGCTGCTGCCTCCTAAACTCAACGGCGGAAGCCGTCAGAGCATAAAAGATAGCTGACTCAAGTTCAAAGGTGTAGCCGTTCCCCATTGCGGAGAACATTTCAAGCTCAATCCATTTACCGTCAGGTAACTGGATCGAGCCTTCTCTACACCTCAAAAGGGCTTCAAACCACTCAGAGGAAACTAAGTGTCTGACAAGATTCTTAGAAATCGTGTTACTAGCCGACTTGATGTCGATAGTAGCACGATCCCCAGAAATCGAGCCCTTCTGCGCATGCCTTTGGTTGTAAGATTGATCATCTAGATCAACCCCAACCTGCTTCAACCTCCGTCGCAAGTACTTGCCAAATCCACGCTGAATATAAGAATTCAGGTGGACCGGCACAATAATTGCGCGATCGGTTGTTGCATCCTTTGGGACGAGTGCCATGCGACCGCCTTTCACGACCCTCAGTTGCGTTGGTAAGACGCTTACTGGGAGTCGAGGCTCTTCTCCTACCTGGCTAGCGCCAGCATGAAGAGAGGACCAGGCTGGGATGCTGTTGACACAGCAGAGACCCATGGTCGCACAATTGCTCGTTACATCCAGTGGTAGCTTGTACTTGTTGTACGCGGACGTCCAAGCCCCCTTCGCCGCCGTAGTGGCGCCGGGGCCCCAGCCGAACCTCTCTGCAATATGCCGCAAATCGAGATCACCTAGGATGTGGGACAATTTTTCGCGGGCCATCTCCACAATGGTGATGACCGCGGGGAAACTTTCATCAAGTTTCCCATCCCACATTTTTCGGAATCTCTGATTCGTGGTCTTGCAGGCTGCTTCAGTTCTGCGGAACTCGTCGATCGCAACTTGGCGCCGGTCAATTCCTGAAGGTAAGTAGGGATACTTCCTCAGGTAACTGACGGCCAGGTAGTCATCGGCGAAATTCTGCGCATCATTGTAATCGAGAGGAGAGATCTTACGCTCTGCGATCTGGCGCCACTCACCGTATTTAAGCAGCATCCACATCGACAATGAAGTCGGTGTGTTAACTGCCTCGTATAGTGAGAGCGCCGTTTCGTAAGCGGGTAGATCTCTCTCGACGACCAGCAATGAAAAGTTCTGAAACAGTACGCGAGCACGTTTCGTGGCCAAACGTCTTCTAGTCATCTGAGATGACCTCCTTTAACTGAGTTAGAGGGAATGACCTGAGCACCGATCTTCTTCTTTAGAAGAAAGTCGGATCCAGGTCGATGACGGCGTCAGCCGCGAGTTGTTCATCGATCAGGTCGCGGGCCATGTACAGAGCGTTTTTACGCTCTTGTGCAGTGCCACGTTCCGGATTCGTGAACTCCAGTTTCACCAGGTGTTCATAGGCCTTTTGAGGGGCCGGCTGAATACCGGTGGACGTGCTGGCAGAGGTCTGCTCGAGTGTCGGGATCGACAGCTTGTACGAGACCTTCGTGCTCTTCAGCTGCCGCGTCGGCTGACGGTGTTCGATAACCAGTTTATCGTAACCAACGGCAATGCCGCTGGCACGATTGTGGTATTCGAACGCCGTTTCGCCGAGACGACGAGCAGGTTTGAAGGCACGGACGACGGGCGTCGGAGCGCCGTCGGTGAGGTTGATGATGGTTTGTTGAGCCATTTGTGAACTTTGAAAGTCATTTCATTGACACGGATGTGCCAACGGCCAGCAACGGCCTTAACGATAACGCGCAGTGGAGCCGCGGTTACCTTTAAAGGCGGTATGTAGGAGCGCTAAAGCAGAGGTTGCATGCGATAGCGATGAAGCGTTCTTGAAAACCTCCGGAAATCCTTGATGAGGCCATTCAGTCAGGACTGTGCGGGTTTTGCCCACACTGGTACACTGACCGAAGTTCCCCGTGTTGAACTCCAGGATCCAGTACTCACTTCCAGCTGGTATACGATTAGGCTTGGCTACGCCAGTCCCATATCCTTCCCATCTGCCAATTTGCGTTCTAGTTCCTCTGTGAAACCGGACACCATCATAAGCCGTAAGGCCCTCGATGAATTGTCCAATCGGGAGAAACCAGTCCACCACAAACGAGAACGGAACAATTTCCCAAGCCACAAGGGCAGGGTTATTTAATCCGAACACATTGCGGTACCCGAGATCCGCCAAAGAATAGCGAACCTTAAACCGAGTGCGGGATGTCCACGTGTAAAATTTAGTGATCTTGGCATAATCACTATCTTGAAACACGCGCTCCCCTGATCGTTGGGCTTTCGCCTTTCCGACGGCTGAGAACACCTCTCCCTCATTACGAGTGAGAGTTGTACTCAAGTTCTCAACCTGGTCGTAAACGTCCTTTATCAGGGGCTTCCATCCATAGGTGAACTCTAACCAAGTCTGCGCTAAAAAGTCATCCAATTGACTGGAATATGAGCCGCTTTCGCGGCCCATCTTCTTAGCCTCACGCATTTCCTTTGAGAATTTGCGTCCGTAAGCCTTGGTCTTGCGGCTCTTGGCTAGGCCAAGAGTTTCGCAAAAGAGTCCAAATCGACCCGTAAACAACGCCTTCTTTGCTTTCACAAGCTTGATGGCGGTGTCCCCTACCAGCTTCAGAGTCTTATGGATCTCTGCGGTTGATACGGCTAACGAGCCAGCGCACGCACTTACATTTGACTGTAGGTCGGCGATAGCTGCGTTTTCCTCGGGGTTATTAAACGGGCCGTCCTCACCCTGGGGGCCTACAACGACGTAATCATCAGTTGACATGCGATACTGTGTCACATGAACCAGTTCGTTCTTCGAGTAATTGAAGAAGTTCTGGGTCTGTGTCAGCTCACCGCAATACCAGTGATGATATCCGTGGTATAAACCGTTATCGGGCAGCAGCTTACGCTCGGATTTAAGCTGCCGATAACCCGGGGTTCGTACCCAATCCTTCTTTAGCCACTCGGACGTTAGGAAAGAATTGTGACCGTCGAATAGCCAGACCGACCAGTTGCCGTTAATACTCGCATTTCTAGTGCGGTACGTACGACGATAGGTAGGCCTGTCCATCGTCTCGATCACAACATTCGCCATATCGCCTCTGTGGTTATGTAGTGGATTGGGTTTCTAAATCACCAGGTGGTGACTCAGCTCTTGAGCTGTCAACTCCCTCCCTCACGGGTGAGAGAAGACAGACTCTTCTCCTCGGTATGTGCCTTCAACTGCTTGACCAGACCGCTAAGGCGCTTTGCGAGTAAGAACATAGCATATCTATCAGAATCAGAAACCGTCCGACCGAGGTCGGAACAGAATCTGGCTGTTAGCATACTATGGTTCCCGCTTAGACGCCGTAGCTCGTCTGAAATTGCAGAAAGAGGCCGTACTTTGGAATGTCGATTACTCGGCATAGAAGGATCCTCCCCGTTCAGTTAACACACAGAGTGTGACCAAACGACGGACTCACCCGTGTTCAGGTTGCAGTACAAGAAGACGCGACTCTCCGTATCGATTCCATCATTCATGATGGAACGTTCAACGAAGAGTGCGAATTCTTGCACCTCAACGAGAACCGAATACTCGGAAGGAGCAAGGACGTTAGAAAACGGGATCCCGTTAAGGATCTCGTCATTCCACGCCTTGCGAACCAGACGAATATCGGTTTCGAAAGCCTTTGCCAAGGCGTATATCACATCGGAGCAAGATACGTCATTACTGACGTACTCGCCACCGTTCACGGTATACGACTGGAAGTGGGCCTTCGAGGTATGGGAAAAGTTTCGCATTTGGAAATACTCCAGTGTTAATGAAAACGGAGG